TCCCTTTTTAATTTTTCTTTTAAATTTAATAATTCTTTATCTATTAGGTCAGAATTGTTAGAATAAAATGCAACAATAAAAAGCCATACAATTTTATGTTCTTCATTATTGTAAAAAGCATCTCCATCAGAAGACATATTTTTAAAAGTGAAGTACGATTCAGGATAACCTTCTTCTTTATTCATCGTACCTTGTTGAAAATATGGATAATTCATGCTCTCTAATACTTTTGTTAATTTATCTTTCATTTACCCTTCCAACCTCCTTATTTCATTATTAAATATTTCTTGTTGTGCTTCTAATACTTCTTTTCTTGTGCTTGTACCAAAAATTGCATTATACATTTTTTTATCTTTTTTATGCTCTGCCATAATTCCAAGATTTTTTCCGTATTGGTTACTAACACTGTGGCTTTGTGTTCCATACATCAAAAAAATTGAAGCTAGTCCACCCTCGCTTATGCTAAAACCTACTTTTACACTTGCTAATGTACCAGCCCATTCAATTTCTGCTTCTTTTTTCAAAGCTTTTTCAGTTCTCTTAGTTTCATTATGTGGTGTAATCGCTTCTTGTGCTTTTTTTGTAATAATTTCGTGGGTTTTCTTTAATGATTTTTCTGATATATTTTTTGTATTTGCATTTAATTTATTAAGCCTTGCTATTGCTTCATTAAAACCCTCAAATTCCAAATAAGCCTTGTTACTCATACTAAGCACCACCTTTTAATCTTTTGACCTTAAATTTTAAAAATTGATGTCTTTGATTTATATCTTCAGGTTCATTTATTATATCGAATACAGCCTTATCTTCAGCTCTTGCAATTCTGCAAACACCAGTAATATCTGATCGATACATAGTTTCAATGTTTGCTGTATCTTCAATGGAATACACACCATTTACCGTTTTCTCCGTTCCACCATAAGTTTTAAAACTGCCAAAAAAAAGATTAATAGAATTACCATTTTTATCTTTTTCTGCTAATGCTTCATCAACAGTTGGATATTCCTTATTAGTGATACCCTTTTTTGTTGAAATCTTTGGTATAAGTAAAACAAGTGGAATAGGATTGGTTATATTTATTGAAAATCCACTCATTTTCCATCACCATCCTTATATGCTAGTTGAGTAGCTCTTTGCCAAAAGTATGATGATAAATTTGCTTTTTGAAAATATACATCATCAACACCTCTTGCAATCACACCAGCTGATTTTACATCATTAACAACAGATGATGGAATTCCTCCATCTATCATCAATTGTTGTATTTCAGCAATCCAATTTTTAAGAATTGTATCTTGGTAAGTTCCTGTAATTCCCAAGCATTCCTTTACTTTTTCTAACATATTACTGCTCCTTTTTTAGTCTACTTTTTCAACTAATCTTCTTGTATCAGATAATAATTCACTTGCTCTTTCTTTCTCAAATTCAACAATATCATTTTCTTTATAGTCTCTATCATTGTATTTGTCTGTAAATGCAATCCTAATTTTAAGTTTTATTTTTTCATTATCTGATCTTTTGTTGTTTGTCTTTCTACTTGTTTTTTCTTTCTCTTCTTGTTCTTCTAAATGTTCTGTCTTTTCTTCAGTTTTTTCTATAGATTCTTCATCTACATCAGTATTTTTTTCAATTGTAACTTCAGGTGAATTAACATCTATTACATCATTTTCCTTTAAATCTTCTCCTGATACAATATCATTTTCATTAATTACAACTTGTTCTTTTTCAACAATTTCATTTTTTTCAGCAGTTTCATCTGCTTGATTTTGTGTTTTTGCCATTTTATATACTCTCCTTTTTTAAAATAATGAATTAAGGGGATTCTCATCCCCTCATCTTACCCTTTTACAGATTTTTTTAATAAATAGATATAGTTTGTGTTTAATGGTTTACCATCTAAAATAACTAAACCTTTTGTAATCCATTTATTTTTATCTTCATCGAAATATCTCTTATATCCAAATGTCATATTTGAGTTAATACCATAAGCTTTTTCAGGAACCCAGAATATTCCAAAATATTCTCCATTTGCACATAAATCAAATGATTTGAATAAATCTTGTTCTGTTCTAAGTACAGGATATTCATTGAATTTATATTGTTTATCACTAGCATCAAATCCAGCCTTATTTATTGGTTGATTATTAGCATCTTTTAAAGTACATAAATTACCTACATAAGTTTGTTTTGCCATAGCAAATTCAGGATTAGCTCCTTCCATTCCTAAAGGTATATTAGCAAATAATTTTTTCTCCCATGCTGTCCAATCTGCAATTTCTTCTTCTGTAAATTCTATAATGTTACTTGCTGGTATTCTTTTTAATCCTGCTGCAACATCTGTAAGAATTCCAGTTGGTTGTGCATTTCCTGTACCTTTTAAAACTGCTATATCTCTAGCTTTTAAATAAGCAGTTAATAAAGCATTTATTAATTCTTTTTCAAATACTTCTACACTTAATATGCTTTGAAGTAATGATTGTGCTATTCTTATTTCTCCAATATGGTAAGAGAATACAACACTTCCTGTAGCTCCATCAACTTTTTGATCTTCGCTGACACCATGTTCTTTGTCAGCTCCATCTGTTCCACTCCATGTAAATGTTGCATCAAAGTCAGATATTGGAACTTCAACACCACCTTGAACATTTAACATACGAACTCTTGAAGAAAATTGTCCATATGAACCTTCTATTTTTTTAATTAATTCTTGTAATACTGTATGTGGAATCAATACTCCTAATGCATCACTTGTTACTTCTCCTGCTGCTCTTGTTTCAGTGCGATATTGTGTTAATATTTCATTTAATTTTGCACTTCTTGTTCCTGTTTGAGCATATTGTTTGAAAGCCATTCTATATTCCATTGAAGAAAGTATATCTTCTTCATTATTTGAAGCTTGTCCTCTTTGATTCATTTTTGCTCCTCCTATAACGTTTAAAACTGCATTTGGATTAAATCCATTTGCACTTCTTCCTTCATTTGCTTTATCATCTTTTTTGTCATCTTTGTTATCTTCTGCACCTTCATCTTTGCCATCATCATTTCCGTTGTCTTCTTCTAATTTTTTTAATTGCTCTTCTGCATCATTTATTTCATCACGCAAAGCTATTAAAGTTTCTCCTAGACTTCTTACTTCTGTAATGTCTTGTGAATTCTTCATTCTTTCCTCTTTTTCTTTTAACTCTTGTTTTTTTCTTTCAATTAATTTCTTTAAAAAATCTTTCATTTTAATTTCCTCCTAATAAATATTTAATTTTTAGCTTTTCAAGCTCTAATTGCTTTGGAGTAGTCTCCACCGCTCCACTTCTAGCAGTCTCCACCGCTAGGCGTGCAGTATCCACCGCACTTTTATCTCTAGCAGCTATCGAAGTATCTTCATATGCAGGAAATGTTACTGCACTAACTTCAACAACTGTTGAAATTGATTTTATATGTCTTGTTGGATAGTCTGTGTCTAGCCCTTCCCATTCTTCATCTTCTATTCCAAACATAAATGACATACCTGTTATGTCGCCACGCTCTATTGCACTATATAAATTTCTAGCCTCACTATTATTTTCTACATCTAGTTCTACTCTAATTTCCATACCTTCATCATCAACTGTTAATTGCATTGTAGAATTTTTTGTATTTTTCCTTGATCTTGCAAGTGGTATTTTAGATTGATCATGATTTACAAGAAATCTAACATCTTCCAGATTGGTTTTCTTCAAAGCCCCTCTTTCAATTATTTCTGCGAAAAAACCTCCTATGTCTGTTTTACTATCATACACAATTGGTCTTCCAACAATAATGTTTCCTTTCTTTTCATCCTTTTCTGCTCTAATTTCAAAGTCGTAATTTCTTCTAATTAGTTCATTCTTCATTTTTGTTACCTCCATCCTTTTTTATTTTGTTATTTTCTGCATTTGCTTTATTACTTGACATAGCAATTTGTCCTGCAAGTTCTGGAAGTGGTCGCATTCCAAATGCAGTTCTTAATTCATTTTTATAGCAACTTGCACTATCAACTAATACATCAAATAATTCTATTTTTTGACTTGTATCCATAAATATCAATTCATGTGGATACATCATAACTTTATTTTTGAAACCTTTTTCTCTATTTGTAAACATTGTCATTGTAAATGATTCGCCTGTCCTTTTTAAAATTGGTTCTAAACTTTTTTGATAAAATGCTTCATATTGTGGTTTAGTATAATCTCCTGTCAAAATTGGAAGCGAGACACCTATATTTCTCAATATCTTTTCATCTATGAATTTTAGTGTTGTAGCATCTACTAATTGTATTTTATTTTGTAGTGGGATGTATTCTCCCTTTATATCTAATGGCAAAAATCCACTTTCATTATTAGCTAGCCTTTTTTCTATCTCTTTGATGTTATTTTCCATCTTTCCATCATCCATTAATGTGTTATATTTAATAACTCCATTAATAGAAAAAGAACTTTTTAGTGCTTTTGCAACTCCTTGAAGCAATGTATTGTTTAATTCCAATGTTTTCAGTAATGCTCTATTATCAGGTTGTCCAAATTCGTTACCTCCCATGAATTCATTGATGGAATATCTATATCGTATATGTATTACATCTGAATATGCTAGCATTGTTTTGTATCCATTTCTGAAAGTAAATTCTATTCCAAGTTTACCTTCTGGATCTTGTAAAAATGTAACATTTGTTGGTTGTATTGGATAAAGTCCTGTATAATGCTTATTTCCCTTTATATCCTTATAATAAGTTGGAATTATAAAAGAGTTATAATTTAAAAATAATTGCCAATATACTTTTTCAAAGAAATCTGTTTGTGTCATTCTCTCATTTGGTTGATCTAATAATTTCTGTATCTCACTATTTTCTACTGGTACTAAATCACTTCCACTTTGCTTTATGTGAAATGGATTCGCTTTTGTCAACTCCGTAACTAAACAAGCTATAGCTTGTTGTACTACATCGCTTGCATAAATATCCTGCCCAAACTGCGAAAAAATGGGAGTGTACCCATTTAACATTTTTGCATAATTTATATTTGGTTTTGTTTTCTTAAATTTATTAATAAAATCAATTAATCCCATTTTGTTTACTCCTTACTTATTTATTAACTTGTGAAACTCGTTTCTGTAGCGTCTGTATATCTCGTATAAAATTATTAATGTTACAGCACCATCAATTCTCTTGCTAGCTTGTTTCTTTACTTTAACACACATAATATTACCTAGATTATCCATTTCAATTGCTGCATTTCCAAGGCACCATCTATCCATTTCATTTTCATTGTAATTTATTACTTGGTCTTTTAAGTCTGCCTCTACCAATTTCATTGCATTAGACAAAACTTTACCTTGTAATATCATTTCTGTTTCAAGACTGTATTCTCCCATTCTGTCTGTAAATGATTTTGAGAACCTTTGGTCATAACCTGTCATATATGTTTTTATGTTATAGTTTTTGTACAGTGAATAAAACCAGTCCGCAACCTTTGATAAATCAATTTCATTTCCTTCGTGTATTGTAAGTATTCCTTTTTTTGCCCACTCTTCATATTTTGCTCCTGCTTCTTTATCGTTACTATCTTGAAGTTTGCTTTCTGGTATCCAATAATGTGTATGAACATATTTTGTTTTGCAGTCTGGCTTCATTAATAATATTTTTGCATTTGATAAGTCAGTAGTTGCAGATAGATCAACTGCCCCCAAACAAAAAGAACCTCTAAACTCTTCAAGTTCAAAAGGTTCTGTTACATAACAGTAATCTTCATTCATTAACCATGCTTGAGCATTGTTTTGTTTTATATTAAAGTCCTTGCAAAGTGTGTGCATTCTTTTCGATTTAGACTTTTTGGATTTTTCAATTTCTGTTCGTAGTGATTTCCATTTCTTCACTACTCCTAAACCGTGGATTTGATTTATACCAACTTTGTTCATCCTGCCATATTTCCTCTTCACTATCTTGCGTGTATAACCATGGCAAATAATGAATATCATCCGTTTCATCAAATATTACTTCTCTTGCATATACTAATTCATGATCTAAATATCCATCATTGATAAATCCTTCCGTTGTCAAGTTGATGAATAATGGCTCATCTTTTGTTGACATTGATTTCTGCCCTGCTTCTGCTATTTCATCATTTGGTGCATCGTGGCTTTCATCCATATACATTTTATCTATATTTCTACCATCTTTATTTTGCGTTTTACTTGACATTTTAAATATTGTTATATTTTTCTTTGTATTGCAAATTTGTGACATGTTTTTATGTGTAATTTTTGAATGTGGATCTATTCTTTTCCTCATATTGTCTACTTCATTCCATAACAAACTAGCTTGCTTGTCATCATTTGAGGCACAAACTATATCCATACCACCTTCGCCAATTCTCAAATCTGTGTGTGCATCTGCTGCCATAAGTGTTGTTTTTCCATTTTTTCTTGCTATTAGTAAAAGTATATTTTGAAATCGCCTTACCCATCGTTTTAATTCTTCATCATATACTTTAAATGAATAAATTGTTTCTATAAATGCTTTTTCCCATAATAGTAATTGCATTGGCATATTATAAAATGGCTTTTTACTTTGTAAACATAGATTTTCCATAAATTCTATTCTTAAATGGCTTTCTTCTAAATCATATCTATATCGTGGATCATCTAAATCTCTTATCAATTTTTGTAATTCTGTTTTTAACTCTAATCCTACAATTATATTTCCTTTTTGAATTTCACTATAATATTCTTTTAAATAATTAACTTCCTC